CTTTATTGAAAACTATTGCTACATCGTAACTTTGGACTTTGGTCTTAAGTTATTCAAACTATACGATTGCCAAAAGAAAAAAGTTGATATCATCCATAACAATCGTCGTGTGATTCTTATGGAAGGTCGTCAGCAAGGTAAGACTACTACATCTGCTGCTTACATTCTCTGGTATACTCTGTTCCAACCAAACAAAACTGTAGCTATTCTTGCCAACAAGAAAGACGCTGCACGTGAAGTTTTGGATCGTTACCAAACCATGTATGAAATGCTTCCAAAGTGGATGCAACAAGGTGTTCTTACTTGGAACAAAGGTGACATCGAATTAGAGAATGGATCTAAGGTATTCACACCTGCGACTGGTAAATCTGGTATTCGTGGTAAGTCTGTAAACTTACTATACGTTGACGAAGCTGCGATCATCCCAAACAACGTGGCTGAAGAATTCTTCACTTCTGTTTACCCAACTATTTCTGCTGGTCAGACTACTAAGATTCTACTGTCTTCAACTCCACTTGGGTACAACCACTTCTGGAAGTTTTGGACTGACGCTGAAAAGGGTCGTAACGGATTCGTTCCACTGTTCATTCCTTACTGGGAGATTCCAGGTCGTGATGAAGCGTGGGCAGCAGAACAGAAAGCAGCACTGGGTGAATTGAAGTTCACACAGGAAGTTTTATGTAACTTCTTGGGTTCTTCTCTGACTCTGGTTCGTGCCGACTGTATTGCTAAGATGAGTCCAGAAGCTATCATTCACCAGAAAGAAGGTCTGGACATTTATGTCGAGCCACAAGCTAATCATACTTACTGCCTAATTGCAGACATTGCAAAGGGTGTGGGTGGGGATTACTCTGCATTCCAAGTTATCGACATAACGGAAATCCCGTACAGGATTGTAGCCAAATACAGAAATAACGAGATCAGCCCACTGTTGTACCCTAACATCATCTACAAGGTTGGGACTGATTATAATAATGCGTGGGTTTTATTGGAAATAAATATATCTGAACAAGTAGCCCACATTCTATATTCTGAGATGGAATATGAAAACATATTGTTCGTAACACGCCATGCACTAGGACAAACAGTTTCTGGTGGTTTTGGTGGTGGTAAGACCCAATTGGGTGTGAACACTGATAAGAAAATTAAACGAATCGGTTGTCACAACTTTAAAGCACTTGTCGAAGAAAACAAGTTGCTAGTGCAAGACGCTGATACGATCTCTGAAATTTCTACATTTATTGAGAAAAAAGGATCGTACGAAGCGGACGAAGGATATCATGACGATTTAGTTATGCCACTAGTTCTATTTGGATGGTTAACAACAAATTCTTACTTTAAAGACCTTAATAACATAAATCTAAGGAAGGTCATGTACGAAAAGCAGATGCTAGCTATTGAGGAAGAACTGACCCCATTCGGATTCTATGATGATGGTGGTCCAGAAAAACCTCCCTTAAACTTCTAGAAATCGTGAAAAAACTAAATAAAATGTAGACATGAAATTGTCTAAAGGTAAAACTTATTAACAAGGAGAATTACAATGCCGTTTCAATTATCTCCAGGCGTTGCAGTCGTAGAAAAAGATTTCAGTTCTATCGTTCCAGCCGTTTCTAGTTCTGTTGGTGCTTTCGCTGGTGCATTCCAGTGGGGTCCAGTTATGGAACCAGTTACAGTTAGTTCTGAGAATGAATTAGTTCGTCGTTTTGGTAAACCAAATGACAGCAACTTTGACTCTTTCTTTACAGCAGCAAACTTCCTATCTTATACAAATAACCTACTGTTGGTTCGTGCAGACGCTGGACACTTGAATGCGGTTGCTTCTACAACAGGTGGTGTAACCGCAGTTGCTGTAGGTACAGCAGGTTCTGGTTACGTTTCTACTGCTCCTGCCCCAGCAGTCACTTTCAGCGCTCCAGACGTTGATGGTGGCACTACTGCTACTGGTACTGCAGTTCTTTCTGGTGGCGCTGTTACAGCTATCGTTGTAGCTGGTAACATGACTGGTTACACTGAAGCCACAATTACTATCACTCCTGCATCTGGTGACACTGGATCTGGTGCTACTGCTACTGCCTCGTTCACCAATGGTGCAATCAGTGGTGTTACTATCACTAATGGTGGTAGTGGTTACAAAGCAACTCCAACTGTTACTATTTCTGGTAACGGTAGTGGTGCTGTTGTTAACTCTGTGACTTTAGGTACATCTACTATCACTGGCGTTAATATCGTTCAAGCTGGTTCTGGATACACTGCTCCTCCAACAGTAACTATCGCAGCACCTCCAACTGGTACAGTTGCTCTTGCTACTGCTACTATTGCTAGTGGTACTGGTCTCAAGATCAAGAACGGCGAAGATTATCTGTTACAATACGCTAACGGTGCTGGTATCGTTGGTGAGTTTGCTGCAAAGTACCCAGGTAGACTAGGTAACTCTTTATTTGTTACTATGGCAGACTCTGCTACATATGAAGACTGGTCAGTAACTATCAACGGCGCAGAAATTAACTGCGCTAAAGAATTTGATTCTGCTCCTGGCACATCAACATACGCTACATCAAACTCTTCAACTAACGATGAACTTCACATTATCGTTTTTGACCGTGATGGTGGCATCACTGGTGTCGCTGGTTCTATTTTAGAAAAATTTGCTTTCGTTTCTAAGGCTCGTGATGCTAAGAAACCAGACGGCACAAACAACTACTACAAAGACGTTATCAACTCTCGTTCTGAGTGGATCTGGTGGATGGATCACACAACAGCTGTTACTAGTTCAGGTGTTGCATGGGGATCTGCAGCTGCAAACAACGCATTCAAGAGCTTAGACGAAGTGGTAAGCCGTAACTTTAGCGGTGGTACTGACGATTATGCATTGACTGATGGCGAGAAAACTAGTGCGTTTAGCTTGTTCGAAAACTCAGAAGCATACGATATTAGCTTGATCCTTTTAGGTAAGGCTTCTACTACTGTTGCTAACTCTGTTATCAGCAATGTTGTAGAAAATCGTTTAGATTGCGTAGCTTTCATCTCTCCACAAAGCAGCGGTGGCGCTCCAATCGTTGGCGCTACATCAACAGAGCAGAATGCTATTATTGCATACCGCAATGCGCTGCCAAGCACTTCATACGCTGTGCTTGACTCTGGTTACAAATACCAATACGATCGCTACAATGACAAGTACCGTTATGTTCCACTGAACGGCGACGTTGCTGGTCTGTGCGCTCGTACTGACTACACTAACGACCCATGGTTCTCTCCAGGTGGTCTGAATCGTGGTCAAATCAAGAATGTTGTTCGTTTGGCATTCAACCCAACTAAAGCACAACGTGACGAACTTTACAAGAACGGTGTTAACCCAGTTGTTACTTTCCCAGGAGAAGGTACTGTTCTGTTCGGCGACAAGACTCTGATGGCTCGTCCTTCAGCGTTCGATCGTATCAACGTGCGTCGCTTGTTTATCGTTCTTGAGAAATCAATTGCTACTGCTGCTAAGTTCCAGTTGTTCGAATTCAACGACAGCTTCACTCGTGCACAGTTCAAGAACTTGGTAGAACCATTCTTGCGTGATGTACAAGGTCGCCGTGGTATCACTGATTTCCGTGTTAAGTGCGATGAGTCTAACAACACTGGCGAAGTTATCGACCGCAATGAATTCATTGCTGATATCTTCATCAAGCCAAATCGTTCTATCAACTTTATCACTCTTAACTTCGTTGCTGCTCGTTCTGCTATTAACTTCGCAGAAATCGGTGCGTAATTAGGGAATAAATAAGAAAGAACAAAGGAGAATTAAATGGCAAATATTGCTGATTTTAAAGCGCAAATGATTGGTGGCGGTGCACGCCCTAATCAATTCCGTGTTGAATTAACATTCCCGTCTTACGTTACATTGGGTGTTGTTGCTGGACAACGTGCACAGTTTCTGTGTAAAGCTGCTCAGTTACCAGCATCCACTGTAGAGAACATCCCAGTTCTCTATCGTGGTCGCCCTGTTAACTTTGCTGGTGAGCGCACATTCCAACCATGGACTATTTCAATCTATAACGATACTTCTTTTGGTATCCGTAATGCATTGGAACAGTGGCAATCTGGTGTACAGAATTACAACGCCACTACAGGTCGTACTAATCCACGTGATTACCAAGTTGACTTGAACGTGCACCAGTTAGATCGTAACGGTGCTACAATCAAATCATACAAATTCGTGGATGCTTACCCAACTAGCATCTCTGCAGTTGGTTTAGATTTTGAATCCCAAAACGCTATTGAAATGTTTGATGTTGAGTTCACTTTTAACTTCTTCACATCGAACACTGGGGCTGCTGCTGGTTTCGGAGTTAATGTTTCTGTTGACACTCCAATCGGTACATTCCCTCTATAATAAACTAGGGCTATTACATTATGCAACTATTTGGCTTTGAAATAAAGCGTAAAAAAGAACAGGACTTGCCGAGCGTAATACCTCCAAGTCCTGTTGAGTCAGGCGCAACCGTAATAAACACTGGTGTTAATGCTGGTGGTTATTACGGTGCAGTCCTAGACATCGAAGGTACGATTAAGACTGAAAACGATCTTATTCGTAGATATCGTGAAGTCTCTCAATACTCTGACTGCGATGGTGCAATCGAAGACATTGTCAACGAAGC